ATATTATCATATCTTCCTTTATCATATGATGCCTTTATCTTTGGGTCTTTCCTCGCATTTACTGATCTACCATCTGTATAACTTGGATTGTTCTTATCAGACATTGCTTCACTATGCTCTTTTCTTACAGTTTCATACATTCGTGAAGTTATGATATCATCATATCTCTTACTGTTTCTCATACGATTGAGAGCAAATGCCATCTTATGTTTATAATACTGACCTTTTGCTATCTTTACCAATATTCGATGTACAAGGAAATGTTCTCTGAGAGTTAGATATGCATAGTTATCTTCACTATCTGAGCCACCGAATGATTTAGGGATTATGTGATGTTTTTCATATTTTTTAGGGCGTGGTCTATTCTTAGAGTCTTCTATGATCGCTAGATATTTTTTTAGATACTTGTTGTCTATGAAAAATTGTTCTTGTTGTTCTTGTGTCATAATATAGTGTTTTCAGCCGCGTTCTCGACTGCTCTCGATTATTCTTTGATTGATATCCATCCTGTAACAATGAACTTCTCCTCTGTAGGAGAGATGACTCCCCTATGTGTAAATGGAAAGTCAGATGGCCATATCATTGTTAAACCCTTCTCTGCTTTGATTGTTAAGTCTTGATACAGGAAAGCGGTTCCCCCTTGATCTTGTACTGTGTTTAGATAGGTCATGAAGACAAGGTATCTGTTGGATTGTGGAAACTGTCCAGTGAGTCTTTCACTATGCCATATTGGATAACCACCACCAGCAGGATAATGTTGTATCTGGACAGGTTCAATATCAATAAAATCATATGATTCTAATACATCATATTTCTTACGATATTCACAAAGGATTTTATACAACCAATTCATGTATTTCGTACAGAGAGGTACATTGTGATTCAATGTACAATCCATAGAATCTTTTATTTCTTTGTTGACACCAACCTTCCCATCACTATTCCAACTCACACCAGCCTGTCTATTAGGCGCAACCAAACTGTAATCAATGATTTCATCACAAAGCGTAGTATCAGTCATATACCACCCATTGATAAAATTGTTAGATTCATTCACAGCATGGGTTCTTGGATATCCAAAGTTAAATTTTAGTTTGTCATTCCTCAAGTGAAAAAGTCCTCTAGTGTTCCCTGTGTTCCATAACTCTTATCGACTAGCCAACCTATGGTAGATACAATAACATTAAGCGGGTCAATGAATGACTTCTCGAACTGTGTGTCGTAGTCAACCATCTTGTGTAAGTCTAGTTCTTTCGGTAGCACTGTGATAAACGAGAATGCACTACACTGATAGAGATTAGGTTGTTTCAGATTGATGAACTTAATCTTATCTCCCTCTTGTATGTAAGGATACTTCTTACCGAGTCTTTTCTTCTTAATCAGATGATTGTAGAGTATTGACCCCTTACAGTGTATAGGAGCTCCTTTGGCAAACATCTGATTTGAATCACTAAACTTATCCAATCCATTCACTGAGCGAGGATATGCAATCTCCTCTGGGGAAAGGTTCATGAACTCCTCTCGGAATGTTTGTATAAAGGTATTCAGTTCTTTCTCGTCACCATTCATGATGATGGACAATGCTTCTCTGAGTTTTGCACGAACCGGAGCAGGAGTAGATGACTTTACTACTTCCAGACCCATGACCTTTAGTTTAGCAGTTTTGTATTGAACTCCCTCAGAGTTATGTACATTCAATACATATCTTTTCTTGGCAGTCCATATTCCTTTGTCTGCAATGACTTCTCGTGCCATCTGCATCTTTTGTTCGTATGAGTTTACATATTTATGCAAGTCCGTATAAGACTTGTCCATGAACGGTTCAATTTTATCTCTAGCCACTTTGTCCAAGAAGGCGACAATCTTTTCAGTCTTTTCTCCGTTTGGATAAACCTTATTAACAAGTTTGTCAAAAGTAACATATACTGAGTCTGTATCACTCGCAATAACATAATCCTTTTCAGTGGTTTCCAACAGCGTATTAAGGTATTGATTAACAGCACGCTCAATCCAACGAATAGATAACTGGCCAGAAGTAGTAATAGCTTCAGCGATTGCAAGGTCATAGTAACGAAAGTAAGCATTCCCGATTGCACCATAAGCGCTGTTGAGTGATATCTTTTTGGCCATCTGTATGTTCTTATACTTTGATATATCTTTGAGTAGTTTGGAATCTTTAGTGTTTTCATATTCTTGTTGTGCCTGTAACATAAGTTTTTTGTATTTAACCCGATCATTATACATAGATTGCATAATCTCAGGAAGGAAACCCTGTTTATCAGTCTTAAACAAAGCACCGTTGGGTGTAAGTGTCACACCCTTTAGAATAGAAGTATCTACTTTCTTATCTAACATTTTATCCACAGACATATTCGGAACTTTGTTCTGAGAATAAAGTGTCTCTGGAGAAATATTGTATTGCATAATCAGATGAGGATACAATGAGTTAAGGTCAAACGACATTACCCATTTGTGCATACCCACTTGAGGGTCTTTTACATAAGCACCCTCAAACCTTTCTGCCTTTGAATTGTGTTTCTTTTGTGGAATCACGACATTCTTCTCACGCAGATAATTGTAAATCAGAATGTCCCAATACTTGGTAGAACCCAGCACATCCATGTAATTAACCTTTGCATCATATGCCATAGTCAAGCACAGTTCAATCAGTTTCATCTTGTCTTCAAGCTTATCAACGATCTCCACATCCATGATGTTGTATTCGATAAACGATTGAAAGTCTTTTTGATACCATTCACTGAATGTTTCAAATGGGTTGCCGTCCTTGCGTTCCCCTAGTTCAACAAAGGCAATGTGGTCTAGTCGATACGACTCTTGTGCAGTATAGGTAAATTTACGATAGAGGTCAAAATAGTCTAGGTGAGAAACACCCTGTATGTCAAACACCTGATGTTTGCGACCCATCTTAAATACTTCCCTTGAGAATACACTTCTCCAAGGCGATAGGCGTTTGAGTTCGTCCTCACCAAACAGATTGGTAATACGATTGCACAGATAGGGTATATCAAAGAACTCGGTGTTCCAGCCAGTAATAATGTCTGGTTGTTGTTGTTCCCAGAAAGATAGGAACTCTTTGAGTAGATGGACTTCATCACTACATTCAATATAGGTCACATCATCTCGGTCATTCTGGAACTTACCGACACCCCACACAACAAACTTCTTACTCTGGTGGTTCTTTACAGTAATAGATAGGAGAGGTTCAGCAGCCGCTTCTGGACTAGGGAAACCATTCTCGCACTCTACCTCGATGTCTATAGTGACAATTAATATCTTATCGACATCATACTTAACCCTGTTGGGATAAGACTCACTGAGATAGTTGTAAGGATACATGGTGCTACCATGAACTAAGTTTGGTTGATTCTTATAGTTTTCAACCCACTCTTTAGCTTCTTTGATTGTTTGGTGTTTAATTGGAGTTACATATTGACCGTCCAGAGTTTTCCACTCTGTAGGTAAAGTAACAGGCGCATAGAGCGTTGGTGAATATCTTACTTTGCGATTGATGCGTTCGCCATTGACGACTTCACGCAATAAAAGAGAGTTGCCCCATTGGACAATGTTTGTATAGAATTTCATTATGTAATAATAACACCATTTAGGGTAAATGTCAATAGATTGTGTTTCTTAATTTTTAATTCTTTTACTACGGATATAGGCAAGTCGTCTTCTTCTTATCAAGATTAGTTTTTTGTTTCGTAAGTTTTTCTTTTGTTTTTTTATTATAAACATTTAATCAGGCAATCTCTTTAGGCCTTCTAGTAATAGAACAATTTGTTTTTCTAGTTCTTGTATGCGATTTTCTAATGATTTGATTTTGTTAGTGGCTTCGTTTGATACAAAGCGTGGGTATTCATCGTCTGATACTCTCACCATTGAACTGTTTGACATAAAACGCTTATAATTAGCTTCAGTACTAGCACCATTACCTCTCATCTATTTTCCTGTATCAAGTCTTATTGTTATTGTTTCTTTTGCGATCATCCGTTGTTGGAATAGATCCTGTGAGTTGGATTAAGTAGTTATCAACGATAACCATACATTTGTGACATAGATCGGGGTGAGCTGGGTATTCCAGCAACATCATTGGAATTCCTAGCCTCCAACCTCTAAAGCTTTTTTTCTTTGGTACTGGCATAAAAACTCCTTACCATTGGTGTAAACAGTTTGCGATAATAGAAATACAGGTTATAATGTTAAGTGTTACCCAAAAGGTTCTTATCCATGCAACCTTATCTGCCTCTACATTGTCCTTAAAGGCCTTTTCTCCTAGTGCATTACACCAAAGTCTCCACCAAGAGTTCTTCATTTCTTTGGTTCTGTGATTGAATGTAGAGTCTTACCTTTCACAGATAGTTTATCTGCGGCATCTTTAACACTCAAATTACCAAACTCTTTGAAGTCTTCTCCTTCTTCTTTAAGACAAAGAGTAGGTTCTCTGGCGAATATAGCATCCCAGCGATTATCATAGTCTTGTTGTGCGGCTGACACTTTTCGTGGAACATCCCCCTTTCCACCG